TCCCGCACCGTCCTCGGCGGGAGGGCGATGGCGTAGACTTCCAGCCGGACCACGCGCGGGGAGCGGCCCCGGCGCTGCTTGATCTCCAGATCGACCTGCTCCCACCGGGCGCGGAACGACGCGTCCGTGCGCCGCCGCTTGTACGCGGCGCGCGCCGTCCCGCCGACCAGCTCGGCGCTCGCCTGCACGTTGCCGCCCGTCCGCAGCATCCAGGCGAAGAACAGCTCCTCCCAGTGACCGTTGACGCGCGGGAGATCGCCGCTCATGCCTTCCTCGCCGGTCTCATCACACAGAAGCCGTTCGGGTGAATCTCGGGCGTGAAGGCCACCTCCAAGAACGGGGCCCGAGAGACGAACGGATCGTTGATCGAGACGACCACGCCGTCGAACGCGGCGCACCGCTCGCAGGTCTTGTTGTTCATCCGCGCAACCCACTCCTTGTGCGTCACGCTCCCCTCGGCCTCCCACTGCGACTGCATCGCCTGATTCGTGATCGCGTTCAACTCCGTCGCCACGATGCGACGCGCGCGCGCTGCGAGCGCCTGCCGGTTCAGCGTCCTGAGCGCGTTCGCCCGCTCCTTCGCCGTCAGCCCCTCGCGCTCCACCATGCGAGCCAGGCGCCGACCCACCGCGCGCGCGCTGCGCTCGTCCAGGCCGAAGCCGCCCTCTGCGTAGAGCGCGGATTCTACGTCCCGCTGCACGTCCGCAATCGGCCGGCCGGCTGTGTGCGCCTCGGAGACGAACGCGCGGATCCCGCGCCGCGTCTCGTCCGTGATCTGCGCCGCGCGCAACTGCGCGCTCTGGTCGAGGCGCTCCAGCACTGCGTCTGTCCGGCGCTCCGTGCCGGCCATCCACGCGGCCGCATCCCCGGCGCCGGCGGCGAGCGTGCGAATCGGCGGCGACTGGAACATGGCCGCTAGGTTGATCTCCAGCTTGATCCACGGCACCGCAGTCTCGGCCATGTCCGGGTCGCCGTAGGTCAGCGCAACCGTGAGCGCTCGCTTGTCCGACTCGGAGAGTAAGCCGCGAATCGCCATGAGAAACAGCCGCCGCAGCTTCGGGTCTGCCGACGCTGCAAGCGCATCGAGCCTCGTAAAGAGGCTCGCTTCCGGTACATTCCGAAGCGGCTTCGGCGCCAATCCGTCACTCCTCCGGCATCAGCGGGTCCGCAGCATCTTCCAGCCGCATCAGGCCAGCGCTTACGAGCGGCGTGTCACCACCCGAGACAGAAGGCAACGGCAGGTCGAGCAGGCGCGCGGCCTCGTTGACCGGCACGCCGGAGGCGATGAGCTGCGGCAGCGCCGCAGCGCGCGAGGCGAGGTCGTCGCGCAGCGCGAGCACGCCGCTGGTGTCGTAGTGGATCCACGTCGTCGCGCGGTCCTTCGGCGGGACCAGCAGGAGGTTGAACGCCTCCTCGAAGGCGTCGAGGAGCTGCATCACCGGGTTTTCCCACATCCAGCGCACGGCGATGCTCATGTTGGAGTACGTCGCCGCGTCGTTGGAGAACATCGCGGGCAGCAGGTTGTAGGCGGCGACGATCTCCTGCACGGTGAACTTGCGCGACTCGATCCAGTCCATCTCGACCGCGTTCTGGCCCATCGCCACCCACGACGCGCCGCCGCCGAGCACCATCGGCGTGCGCGCGTTGTCCGGCGAGGCGTACCGCTCGCGGATGCGGTTGCGCGCCTCGGCGAGCTGCTCGTCGGTCACGATGCTCGGGTCCACGAACGCGCCCGGCGGCACGGCGAGGTTCTTCAGCATCGAGCGGTTCCACGCGACCGCGTCTATGTCGGCGGCGACCACGTCGGAGATCGCGCGCAGCGGTGGCACGCCCCACAGCGGGTTCGTCGGGTCGGGCAGCATCGCGTGCGCGACCTCCTCCGCTGGCAGCTCGCGCCGCTGCCCGTCCTGCTCCTTGTAGCCCCAGAGGAACTGCGCCTCGTCGGCGATGGGCTGGATGCGCGCGGGGTTCAGCGGCCACAGCTCGGGCGACTCGCCGTTCGCCCCGGCGACGCGATGGAACAGCGCGTTGCCGCGCAGCAGCACCTGCTGGCCCTGGAACAGCATCAGCGCCTTGCGGCTCATGCGCGGGTTCGGGTACTCGAGCAAGACTTCGTGAGGGTGGTCCTCGGCCACCTCCCAGTCGTTGCGCCGCGACGGGCGCGTGTAGACCCGCCACGGCACGGAGGAGAGCGCCTGCGCGAGCCGCGTCACACAGACGTAGACCCACGAACAGGCTTTGAACGCGCTGAGGGCAACCTGCTCGACCTTCCAGTCCACCGCGCTCACCGCGCCGCGCGGTGCCGGGAACTGCACGAACGCGCGCGGCGAGTAGTCCTTCCTCTCGCCGCGCGCGGCCAGCGCCTTGACGATCCGCCTCACCTGTCACCGCCTTCCGTTTCTTCCTGCTCGGCCAGTACGGCGTCCCACGCGCGCAGGGCGGCGGCGGCGAGCAGCGCAACGCCCGCCGAGATCGCCCACGCCCACGGCGTCGTGAGCGCGGCGATCCCGGCGGTCAGGCTCGCCCACCCCAGGAGGGCGAGCGATGCGGCGAGCCTCACGCGACTAGGCCCCGTAGTTGCCAGCGACCAGCTGCGCGGAGGCGTTCGCCTTGCCGTTGACCTCGGCGCAGACGTAGAACCCCGTCTTGGCGCTGTCGGTGATCTCGAGGACGTAGACCCCCGTGGCGAGCGTGAGGACGTTGAGCGCCTTCTTCGCTGTCAACGCGGCGAGGTCCGTGCCGCTCGCGGCCTTGGCCTGCACCGTGCCGCTCGCCGCGGTGCTGGTGAGCCCCTGGCAGGTCGCGGCGTCGGAGAGCCAGACGGTGAGGCGGTGGACTGCGGCGACGGTGGCCGCAGCGCCGTCCTTCACCGTGATGGTCACCTCGGACACGTTCGCCCCGCCTGCGGCGGCGACGAGCGTCAGGTACTCAGGGAACACCACGGAGCCCGTGGTCAGCTTGCCGCTCAGGACAGAGGCGCCGTCCACGGTCAGCGCGCCGTTTGCCGAGATCGCGCCCGCGTCGCTGATGGTCACGCCGGTGGAGCCGTAGCCGCCGCCGATGTCCGCGCTCAGGATGCCAGTCATTGCCCCCGTGTCGCCCACCAGCACGACGCTGTTCTGCAGCGTCTTGCCGCCGGTGAGGTGGAAGCGCGCGATGGCGTTGTCCGTCGAGCTGGCCGCGCCTGCGGTCAGGTCAGCCACGTCTGCGATGCCAGCGGCCCACGCGCTGCCGTCACAGACGCAGACGGCGACCTTGGCGTCGCCGCCGGTCGAGCAGTCGGTCGCGCCCGTGGCGTCCACGACCACCTGGATCTTGCCCTTGTTCGCTGCGGTGCAGCCCGGCAGGCCGGCGACGGTGGCTCGGCGCGGCTGCGCGTGCGCCGCCACGGCGAGGCCGAGCAGCAGGGTGAGGGTGAGTGCGATGCGCTTCATGTCGTGCGTCCTCCGTTCGTTCAGCCGATCCCGGTCGTCAGTCGGCCCCTCGCCAACGCGGCGAAGGCCCCGGCTGCGGCGTCCACTAGGTCAACGCGGTGCGGTCGCTCGCCGTCCGCGTTGTGCAGCTCGTCAAGGAACTCCCGCGCCCAGGGCGCGGCGAGAACCTTCACGTTGCCCGCCTCGGCCTGTGCGGCCAAAGGATACCAGCGCGAGAGCTTGCTTCCGGTAACTCGGTCCGCGCGCACGCGCCATCCAGCGAGCGAGCGCACCGTGGACTCGGCGCTCTCCTTGCCGCCCGAGCCGGGCTCCTGCTCCACGATCACCTCGACCCCGCGCCCGTCCAGCTCGGCGGTCTGGCGGATCAGCTTCTCACGCAGCGCCGCCTCGTGCTGCACGGCAACCACATCCACAACGTAGTAGGTCGAGCCAGCGCGCCGCATCCTCACGCCAGCCGTGCGGCACCCGCCGCCCTCGGTCCCCGCCTTGTCCCAGTAGCGCACGTCGAGCGGCGACGCGGGCGCGGCTGCGACGAGGTCGAGCCACGCGCGGGAGAACACGCGGCCCGCCGTCGGGCGCGTGGTCCAGTTGCCGTGCAGCAGCCGCATCCGCTCGACGTAAGGGAGCGCCTCGAGGTTCGCGCGGTACTGCGGGTCGTGCGAGAGGAGGATCGGGTTGTCGGCGAGCGCGGACGGGATGAACGTGATCGAGCGCGTGCTGTCCAGCGAGCGGAGGTCCTGCAGCTTGCGGCTCCACAGCAGGCGCTCGCCGTCGCGCGCGAAGTGCCAGCGCCGCCCCTCCTCGCCCGGAAGCGGCAAGCCCGTCTCGCGGCTGATCCAGCGGTCGAGCAACAGGTCGGCCACGAACGAGTCCGGGTCGGGGTTGCACGTCGCGCAGATTACGGGGCGGATCGACGGCGACTTCGAGCGCGCGCGGGAAAACAGGTACCAGAACTGCGACTCGGTGAAGTGCGTCACCTCATCGAAGCCGATGAACGCCAGCTCCGCGCCCTGCCAGTCCAGCTTCGACTTCTCCTCCTCGAGATGCGAGAACGCGATGGTCGCGCCGCCAGGGAACGTGAACGAGAGGTCGCCCTTGCGCGGCGTGCCGCCCGCGAGCGGGAGCACCTGCATGGCGAGGTCCCACAGGCCGCCGACCTTCCGCACCTGCGCGGTCGTGCGCCGGAAGATCACCGCCGTGTAGCTCGGCTCGTGGATGTAGCGCATCGCCTTGAGCAGCAGGCCGTAGGTCTTGCCGCCGCCCGCCGCGCCGCCGTAGATCACCACGTCCTCGCTCGCGTCGAGGAACGCGCGCTGCGGCCCGTGCTGCGGCGCGAGCAGCGGCGACCGCTCGGCGCTCTCGACGGCCAGCGCCTCCTCCAGCACGCGCACGGCGGCGAGCGCGCCGCCCTGCAGGACCGTGCTCACTCCTCGCCCACCGGCAGCGCGCGCTGCGACAGCTCGGAGTAGAGCGCCTTCATCCGCAGCAGCATCTCGGACAGGATCGCCGCGCGCACGGTCTTGTCGTCCACGTTGCGCGTCACGGCCTCGCGCGCCTCCACGGCGAACCGCGCGAACAGCCCCTCGACCTGCGCGAGCGTGGCGTAGGCGCGCTCGCTCTCCAGCCTACGGCGCTCGCTCTCGGTCACCTTCGTCTCGGTCTGGATCAGGCGTAGCAGGTCATCGAACGCGTCGTGGAACTGCCCGCCGCGCTCGATGTCATCCAGCAGCGCGCGGTAGACCTCCTGGTGCTGACGGCCCGCTGCGGCGCTCGCCTCGCGCTCGCGCGCTGCGCCCGCCGCGTCGCCCTCGGCTTCTAGGCGCACGGCCTCGCGGTTGTGCCGCTGCGCGCGGTCGAGCAGCGCGAGCGCCTCGATGCGGTTGTCGGCGAGGCGGCGGAACACCTTGCGCGTGTTCGCCTCCTCGGCCTGCTGCAGCAGCTCGTCCATCCGCGCGCGGATGATGCCGAGGCTGTGCCGTAGCTCCAGCGCGCGTGGGTCCTCGAGCGTGGCGCGCAGCGCCTCGGCGTACCGCTCGGGGACGTAGCGCGACGTGCCGCCATGCTTCCAGCTCGGGTGCGCGGGACCGCGCAGCGACTTGCCTCCGTGGAACCTGCACACCTTCATACCCGGCGTAACGTACCGCTTGCACCTCTCGCCCGTCTGTTTCGACTTCGCCGTGCAGCGCCGCGCTTCGTCCATGCGGTCTACTCGCGCTCACGCGCACTCGTCTCGTCGCTCAATGTCGCAGAGCCGCAACGTGCGCCCGCGCGCGCGCGGAATGGCAGCAGCACGTTATCGCGGATCGCGGCGGCGACGGCTCGCATCATCAGCGGCGGCACGGCGTTACCAAGCCGTGCCCACCGCTGCTCAAACTTCCCGACCATCTGGAAGTCGTCGGGGAACGAGCACAGCCGCTTGACCTCGAGGATCGTGAACCGTCGCGGTTCGTAGGGGTGATCCGTCCTGTGCATTGGTGCTTCGTTTTTTCGCGTGACGATGCCATGCGAGGCGTTGATCGTCGGCGCCGGCTTGTCTGGTGCAGCTCGCACCGTCGAGAAGTTCTTTGGGTGCGACTCGCCAACCTTCGTCTCCATCCATGCCCGCAGCGCAGACCTGCCGAGAGTCTTTATCTCCATGTCAACCGGATCCGGCGTCTGCGGATGAGCAGCTCCTGCTTGTACGCCGAAGTGAACAGCGCAACTTACTGGCCCAATACGCTGTTGCATAGACGACTGGATCGTTGGCGCCGGTTTGTCAACCGAGTGCTCGCGGTCGGTGTAATTGTGCTCTGCGATAACCGAGCGACAAGAGCCAGACCCGCAGAGTACACTAGATGCCGCGATCGTTGGGCTCGGCTGACTGTCCGACCTTACGA